CTTCTTATTCCAAGCAGAACTTTTCGTGGGCATGAAATTCCAAAGAATTATATCAGCATCCTTCACCAGCTCCTTCCACCTCTCAACCGCATTCTTCTCATATACTCCGATACGGTTACTTGGAGGCAAGAAATATCCATAATAGTTATTGCGCCAATAACCTGTTACTTCATCTTTCTCGTAACCTCCTGCCTGAGAATGGAACTTAATCTTGCGTTGATGTTCTCCGCTTTCAAATTCTTTCACTTTCTTGTTATAAGCGTTCTGGGTAGTAGAAGCAGGAGTCATTTGAGCAACATCTACTTCGTGTCCCAAATCTCGGAACGCTTTGAGCATACTGGCAACATATTCTACAATACCGCCATATTTCGCTATCTGAAAATCAGCAATAAATATCTTCATATCAAAATGGTAATTCATCCGCTTCCCTCACATATATCTCTTCGGGCAGCTGTTTCTTAATATAACCCTGTTCGTAGAACTGTAAACCTGATTGAGAACGATAGAATTTGGAAGCAAGTTTCCACTTCACTTCATGAAACTCCTCAACTGTTACGGAACGTTTCAGAGTGTATTCTTGCTTTTGTTTCTCTACTTGAGGTTGAGAACGTCTTTTATAGGAGTGAGGGAACTCCCGATAATACTCCATGTAACTCAACGCTCCTTGTAAAGTCTCCCGAACGAAAAGATGAAATGGGTGACCAACTCCCCAAGGAGCTACCACCGTGTACCCTTTGTTCTTTTTCAAGAACTTTCTAACCCAATTTACAAGCGTTTCCTCAATCTCGTTCAGCGTTTCCCTCCCGAAGTATTCATTCAAATGTTTATACGTTGCTTCCACCGTTACTTCTTTGTAATTCTTATGGAACTCGTAATAACTTTCATCATGAAAATCTAATTCAAGATGATGGAACGGAATATTGAGAAAATCAAACAATTTTTCATCCTCCGCTATTCTCTTTGGGTCATTCTCTACGGTCAGCACCTGAACCTCGTATTGAGGAAGGAACAGCAGATGAGAACAACAAAAGAGAATATCATCACTATGCGGCTGGATGAGTAACAATTTTTCAGTTTTCATTTACAATCTTATTTCGATACTTTTATATTCAACTTCACTCCTTTTAACTTTGGATTAGTGGAAGTTTTCTTGATAGGTTTGGTGAAGGCTCTCAGCTCTGCATCCCAAGCAAAACCTGCTTTCTTGTGATTTATCGTACAACGACAATAAGGGTGAGTTGGTGAAATAGTCGGCTTCCACTCCTTAACCTTTCGCCCGATATTGTTACCATTAGCAATAATATCTTTGAGTTTGAAAACAATCGGCTCGCTATCTGGGTCTTCAGGGTCAGTCAAGTAAAGCTCCCGACAACGCTGACAAGCACCTGGGTAAACATCGAAATAAACCTCAGCATCAGCTCCGTACTCTTTCAAGATACTCTGAGCACGTCCTGAATTATAGGCTTCGTGGGTAAGATAGTAAGCAATTCTCAACCAATCAACTTCCCAATCCTGAGAAGTCTCGGCAAGGTCTGCCGCAAGTCCTCTCGCTCCCATACGGAGTTCAACGGCTTTGATAGTCTTTTGCTTAATCATATTCTGAACTACCAGAGCCTGTTGTTGATTATTTCTCAATACTACGTTACTCAACCCAGTCCTCATTCGGTTTCCTAAACTGGTGATGTCGGTGTATGCTCTATTCTTTACGGTTTGAAGGGCAAACTCCTCTTCTTCGGTAAGCGGTATGAAATTACCCGAAGCAAGAAACTTCTGAAACTGAGCATAAGTCATTTTCTTTGCTCTCGCATCCCCGATAGCCTCAGCCAATATACCGAAAAGGAATGCGTGCTCAATTACTCCTTTCTTGTTCTTATACTTATCAAGATTGATTCCAGCAGCAATCAGTATATCCTTATCCGATTGAGAAAGATAATCCAATCCTAACTGACCTGCTATGAATACCAATTCGTACCTTTTGAGAATTGATAACATATCTTGTATCTGTCCTTGATTGAAAATCATATGTCTCCTAAATTTGTATAATGTTTCCAAAACGTTCTTAACTCGTCTTTTGCCGAAGCGAACTCAAGCATGAACGTATGTCCGATAATTTTGAACACCTTCGATAGATAGTACAATACATGTCCTACCCAAAAGAATGTTACCAAATAAAGAACGGTAATGACTACGGTCAATAACCATTTACCAAAGTGTTTAATCTTTTTCATTTCTTCTCCTCCTTAGTTTCTTTAATAGCAGAAGCAGTTGCTTGAGCCATATATTTCAGGACTTCTGCAACTGCATTTGCGGTATTTTCATTCCAAGACTTCACAAAAGCATTTTCATACTCGGTAACGACTGGGAATGGGGAAGGAATGAAATGACTATGTTTTGTCTCCTTCTTTGCCATATGCTAAAATTTTATTCCAAAATCAATTGTATATCCGTATCGGTCATGCAGCCTTATTCCCGAAAGTCCAATAATGTACTTATTTTTGATATCAAGTCCAAATTGTAGCTTATTCGTTCGGAAGTCGGCTGACGTACCTAACATTGCCCACGGTTGTAACGTAGGAACTTTGTATATGACTTCTCTTTCCGTAACCGTTCGGATATTCGGCTGAATAAAAGAAGTGGCAGAAATGAGCTTATTTTGACTCACCAAAGCATCAACCTTAAATGTACCCAAACTATCATTAGAAAAGTCCAAAGCATACTTTCTGTCCAAGTAATAATCTTGCCATATAGCAAATAACGCAGCTGTATCCGTAGGAACAAAGACTGGACGGTCAACGGGAACTTTGACTTCATAAGGAACTGGACGGTCAATTGTATCTCTTACAATGTCTCCCTTTACCCATTTGACCTCAACAATCCTTTTCGGTTGCGGTAGTTCTACACTTGACCTGCCCCAAAAGTAACCTATCAATAACGCTATGCCTATTGCAATAAGTCCTCCGATAGATATGGTTATGCTTTTATTCATTTGTCTTTAATCTTTGTTCGTAAGAAGCAACCAAATTTTCAAGTTGCGAAATACGTTGTTTGTACTCGTGCTCACGCTTCTGACTTTCTTCCTCAAAACTACGATACTGTTCCATGAGCTTGTCATATTTCATCTTTTCAAGCTCTCGTTGTTTATCGTAGTCGCTTCTCATCTCATTTAACTCTGTGCGGAAAGACTTAACAATTTCATTGCTTAACTTTCTTTCATTTTGGTACTCGTTATACAATGTGTCATATCTCTCCTTCCACCAGCTGTCTTTGTTTTCAACCTCTTTCTGAAGAACGTCATAACGCTTCTTCCAAAAGTCATCGCCTTTCATATCGGCTTCTGCTGAAGCAGTTCTTACTTCCTGCTCATACTTCTTCCTGTCCAGTATCTTAGAAATTACAGCAAAGCCAATACCGCCTGCTCCAAACAACAAAGATATAAGCCCAAACAGATTTTCAGATAACCATTCCATGCCTTTTTACTTATTTACTTTGTTAGTTTTTAATTTAGCAAGTTTTACCCTCTTTCTGTAATCTTCTGTATTATAATCAGAACGGAGACACCTTACAATCTCATCTGCGAAAAGCTGAATGACTTTATCATATACAACGTAGAACTCTTCACGGTCGGAGTCATTGGTGTACGTGCATAAATAAAATATCGCTTTCGTAGAAGAACTCACTTTGTTGAAAAACTTGAACCATTCTCGGTCGTGAGAATCAACAAACTGAAAGTCTCTCCACTTCGTTATCGGAGTTAAAACGTCATAGGCGTTTGATAAATTGTAGGCAAAGTCTCTGCCAATGTAAGAACAATTTTTATTCAGCGTCAACCCTGCTCCTTGCTGTCCATCTCGGTAGAAATCAAAAGCAAGTGCTATTCCATACGTTTTATGCTTGCGGAAGAAGTTAAATACATCATACGAACTATCTACCACAACTTCAACGTTTCGTTTCCGTAGCTCCTTTGCGAGTGCTTTCTTGAACTCGTTAGCAGGTTTATCGAAACGTTTGGACGTTAAATAAACTATCTTACACATGGCTATTATTTTTGCGTCATTTCTCTTATTGTTCCGCTGTTTGGTAAAAGAGCTTCTAAACGATTGATTTCATCACGTATTGATTGTCTTTCTTTTATAAACTCTTCTTCATCAGTTTGACTGTATGGTTCATCTTTGTTGGCTAATTTAGCTTCATATATTTTGATTACTTTATAATCTCCTTCTGATAACTTCTCCTTCAAAGATTTTATTTTTTCGTTTATCTTGCCTACATCTTTTTTTACCACCTCCCATTTTTGCAAAATTGATTCGCCTTCTTCAATGTAATACGGTCTTACTGAATCTGTATCATCAATTTCACCGAAAAATTCTGAAGGAACATATTCTTTGAAAGCTGAAAGTTCATCAAGTTTGTTTTTATAATTATCTTCCAATTCTTTGCGAAGAATAATTTTAATCAAATCACTTTCCGTTCTCTTTTCTTCTTTTTTAGCAAGAATAGGTTTTATGAACTCATCGCCAATTTCTTTTTCTTGCAAAGTAGCCTTATAAAGATTATCAGCTTTTTGTTTTTCTATGTCGTAATCAATCACTTTGACTGAATAACGGCTTATAATTTTTGCTTTCATATTTATCTGTTCCAACGTTCAAATACCCACATTCCCCATTTATAACCAGGGTCAGTAGCAATATTAGGATTAAATACAAAAATTCCACAGCTTCTTGCAGAACCAATATTCACTGAATCTACATTAGTATTATCACAAATTCTACGTCCATTTCCATGTACCGCAATATTAGCAGAGTTCACTTGATTTACAATAATCAATTGTCCATCATGCGGGTCAGCTGGCAAAAATACGTTTTTATTTTCGCTGTTTGTGCAGCTAACAAAAGAACAATCGGTATCCAAGTAAAGGTCAGTGGACGATAAATGAATAAGTCCAAGAGACAGCCCTCCAGCTTTGAAATTAGCAAAATAAGCATCAAATACTTGATACCCCCCCGAAGGAGTTAAACCGTTCCAATTACAAACAGCTGATAAAGCGGAAATAATACCTAATGAAGCATATCCAGGTGCTGTTGAAATCGCTCTACCTCTATACAAAGCAGAAGCTCCTCCGTAAACATTACTTAAACCGCTTTTTTCATAAGCAGGAATATCAAAAATTTGCTGTGTTTGTGATTGAAAATCTAAACCATCTCCATTAGCTACCAATCCATAATTATTTGAATCCTTTATACTCAAACCAGAAGATGAACTCAGAGAAACATTATGTCCACTTGTACCATCTCTATAAAAAGAAAGAATTGCAGAAGCTAAATTGAAAATAGTTCTACTTGTACCGCCCGAAGTAGTTGCCTTTGAACGCACTTGACCGTTCGATATAGTACCAATCTGATTCAGTTTTCCGATAGCCTTCGCAAATGCTTCGTCAAGACTATCTCCACCTGCTACATCGGCTATGGTTCCTGCATAGTCCTTCGGAGTCCAATCAGGTGATAGTTTACTGCCCGTACCAGCATTCTTTAACCAGTACTGTATCTTTCTGAGCGCAGAGTCAACAGTATCATTGTTATTGACGTATTCTGGTTGTACGGCATCAGTGAAGTCTTGAGATACTCGAATACCAGTTGCATACTTGAAACGTGTGATGTATCTCTGAAACTTAGACAAGATTGTTAACAAGCTGTCTTCTTTTGCTGCATCGGTCGGCTCTCCTCCTGTTTCTAACGCAGGAGACTTTTTGGCGTAGATAGCCGTATCAGACGTTGCATCAGTTATTGCTTTGTTAGCATTATCTATAATCTGTTGATTTGCTTTACCTACGTTTGATATGTCTTGATTGACCTTCTGCATATCCGTATCGTAGGTGTCTTTGGCAACAACTCCTCCTTTCTTATCCATCTGAGCTTTCAAAGCATCACCGAAATTAAAGAAGAAGCCTCCATTCCAACTGATTGAGTTACCAGTTACCTTCGATAAGAAAGAAGACAACCGATACTTAGCAAGGCTCCAAACGTTGTTACGCTGAACCTTACCCATGATGTAATCATCAGCAGTAAAGTCGGGAACCATTTCTTTGAATTGGAATACCAGCTTTTTGTTTACCGTATCGAATACACCCGCAACGTCATCAACCAAAAGGTTAGAAGAAGTTACATGATATTGAATATTGGTACCCAAATCGTCAATCAGGATATTACCCAACTCATCATCATACTGCACTTTGGTCGTTGTGATAGCAAGAGCCAAAGCATTTCCTTTATCCTTGATTTGGAAATACTGACCGATAGACAGACCGACATTCTTTGCGATGTTTACCAACTCGGAATAAGTAATCAATGAGATAACGTTCTGGTCAAGAACTACCCACTGACTCAATCCTGGGTCGTATATCTTATGTCGCATCTGACTCGGAGTATTATCATACCAAATCAGAATTATGTTTTCAGGTGGAGTGTTGCCGATATATACACCAGCAACCTGCCCCAAATTTTTAGTATTCCCTGCCATAATCTATTATCTTGAATAGTTATAAGTAGCACGTTCACTCCAAGCTGAGATGAAGTCCATTGTTCCTTGAGCGTATTCTCTCTTGGTAACAGTTCCGTCCTTCGTCTCTTTCATGATACGCCAACCGTTATCGGTTTCAGCAGTTCCCATAGGTGCCCAACCGTAATACTTTTCATCTGCCGAAACTTCGTCAATGAAAGGTTCAGGCAAATACTCGCTAAACGTGCGCACTATTGGCGCATCTTTCTTAGTTACTTCCATTTTCTTCGTTATTTAGAAAGTTATCAAATGCTTTTACAAACGTTTCTCTCAGTCCACCCTTATTAGTGTCCTCCTCGTCATTTTCTTCGGCATACAAGTCAAAAGGATTTTGCTCCTCATCTTCCTCTTCTGCGTCAGGCTCCTCTCCTTTCTTCTCGGAACTCGGTTTGATGTTTCCGTTATCATCCATCTCCATTCCTTGACCGCCTTGTTTAGCCATCATCTCCGCATTCTTGTTCTGAATAAGAGTAGCATTGGTCGGTACGTCTCCGAACTCAAGCGGTTTCATCTCGTATTTCTCACGTGCTTCGTTTACGGTCATGAAGCTGCCTACTTTCTTGATGTCCATATCAAGCTCTTCTTCGATAGTCAAGCCGTTCAAACCTACGAATACAAGTTCAAAATCAGGATTGATTTGCTCAATGATATATTTGTTGATTTTCCTCTGAAGGAATTTCAGAAGTGGATACAAACCCTTGTCTTTGGAATGTTTCAGGCGTTGTTCCTGACTTCCTTCAAACAATCCTCCGTTCCCCGAAGAACGGCTGATGTCCCATCCTATCTCGGAAGGGTCAATTGAATATATGGCACAAGATAGTTTGATAAGATATTCCATCCAAGAACTATACTCCATATCACGGTTGTTCTTCTGAAGGTCTATCCAATCCACGTCCGCTTCCACGACAGGAGTTTTCCAAGACTGCATTACTCCTGTAATCATGGACTGCCACTGTTGTTTGAATTGCTGAAGTGCTGCTTCGTTGTTTGTTCCCTTAATACGCAATAAACCTTTCGGAGCT